TTTTTTATTAAAGATTAATAAGATTTAGTTACCGTCATCACTAAAACCTTTTTCAGTAGCTGATAATAATTCTCTTTTATGTCTTTTTTCAGCGGCTTCTTTTTTTCTTCTTTCTCTTCCTTGACTTCTTCTTTGTTCCATTTTTCTTGTTTCTTTAGCTAGCTCTTCAGAACTTCTACCAGGAGACTCAAATGGAGGATAACCATCTGGTATATCTTCATCAGAAATTTTAGGTATCATAGGTAAGTCTTTTTTAAGTGATTCTCTATTCAAGTATGCTAGCCATTGTTTAGCTCTTTCTCTTTTTCTATTAAGTTCAAATTCTTTCATTGTTTGCCTATGTTGGTTATTTAATCTAAATAAATTTTTATGTGCTTCAGAAGGAGAACCTCTTCCTTTTACTTTGTTAAGTGTATTTCTTACAGTAGTCGCTACAATATTAGCTCTTTCACGTGGTGTCATATTTTTAATTAATGAACTTTTCATACCTAAAGTTAAACCTTTTCTATGCCTTCTTGTTATAGGACTAGAACTAGGTAAATATCTATTTTCATATTGACAAAGCCAATCGAAACATCCAGCTTTTCTAGTAGTTTTATTTTTTATAGCGCTAGTTTGTTTTTTAGATCTACCTAATTTTTTAGATGTTTTTTTTGTCAAAGATTTAGATTTTGATTTTTTCATGTATATATATATATGACGACAAAAAGTTCATTGCCAATGGAAAACGCATGGATGCAGATTACCCCACAAAATATTGCAGATTTAGAAAGATTAAACTGGTTAGTAAGAAATATATTTGCTTCACCATATGCGGTAGAAAATTTAAGAACACTAGCTATTATTCCTGAAAAAAATCGTTCACAAGTACCATCTACGGTAGAAAATTTAAGAAAACTAGCTATTATTCCTGAAAAAAAACTAGACGCATTATTAAAATTAGTTGATGTAGTTGTAAATGATGATGGAACAATGAATGTAGGTAGATTTTTAGTAAAACCAATTCCAAGAGGAAGACAAATTATGGGAAGTATGAGAGGAAGTATGAGAGGAGAAATAGTTAGCATTACACCAGTTACACCAGAAGATAGAAATGCGGGAAAAACAAGAAGAAGAAGAATAAAGAAAAAAAGAAAAGCTACAAGACGTAGATAGTTAATATTTAATTATTATTATTATTATTATTTATTAATATTATTTTTAAGACAACTACAAGATATATTTAAATAAATGATGAAAGAGCAAAATACGAGAATACATGCGCCAATAATAGAACCAAAAATAATACCAATAAGTTCACTAGTGATTTTATCATTACTGTTCTTTTTTTTATTATCACTATCTAGTGATTCAGCAGAATTATAAAAATATTTATAAGCACAATTAGATAATTCAGTATAAGCTTTAAAATATTCATGATCAGTAATATCAGATTCATTTTTTACTAGAATTTTACAATTTCCGTAGTAAAATTCTAGAGAAGCTTCAATTGTTTCATCACCACTATCTAAAGTAGAATAAGGAGCACGAACTGTAGTATAAAATTGCTTATTAAGATTCTTTAAAATATCTGGTGCCTTATAAATAGTGAAAGTATTTCCAGCACCCCATTTACTTTGCTGTTTAATTTTAGTTTCTGTAATACATTCACCATCAGTTACACCAACAATAAGCACCCCATTTGTAATCCATCGTGTAGGAGGAGATTCATATTTAGAAATAGAAAGAATAGGATTAGAGTATGCTGTAGCAATAATAAAGATAAGAGAAAGCATGTTAACTATTAGAAAATAAATTATAATAAAGTATTTCAATTTTTATAATAATATATATATGAGTAGTTTAATAGATGAATTAAAGCAATTACAAGAAGATATAAAGCAATCTAAACTAGAAAAATCAGAAGAAGATAAAAAAATAGATGAAAATTTAAAAAATATAGATATAATACTGAATCATAATAAAAATTTAAAAAGACCAAGTGATAATATATTAGTAAATAATTTAACTACAACATGTGATTCATTAAAAGAAATAAATGAGAGATTAAAATTAATAAATAGTGATTTAGATAATTTAAAAGCTAATCAAAAATAGAATTAATATGAATTATAACCTTTAGCTGCTCTTTTTTGCATTAATTTAAGTCTATCATCTACTAAATTATTAAATTCATCTAGTTTAACTAATTTATCTAGTTCTTCATTTAACGTTTCTTGTTTAACAAAGTTAGGAAATTCTTCTGGATTATTATTAATAAGATTGATAATATCAGATTTATTAATTTCTGCATAGATAGGCATATCAGTTTGATTTACATTATTATCAATAAATGTGTAAATATTATCTTTATACTGTATATTTCCTACCAAAGTAAACATATTAGTTCTAAAGTCATTAACTAATTTAGCAGATTTTTCGTTTAACTTTTGTAGTTCTACTAATTCAATAAGAATAGTTGCTGCAATAATAAAAAAATCAGAGTCAATAGCATAATCTGAATTCATTGCTTTATAATTTTCAGACCCATTTTTATAAAAAAATGTACGAAAATTATCTAATTCAGTATCTAAATTGCTATAGATATTTTCAAAATCATTACTAAAAGTATAGTCAGTTTTATTTTTATTAAAATAATTGTTACTTATAAGATTAATATCTTGTTTATATACAGTATAATTTTTAAGTAAATCAGTTAATATATTACTTATTGATTCTGTGATTGAAATATATTCTTTAACAACTGGAGGATAATTATCTTTCTCAAGCTCTTTTAAGTTATAATCATTTACAAGTTCTTGATCAAATAGTAGTTTTTCTTGAAATATAGCAATTGCCATAATATGTTGTTTAATATCTGAAAAAATAGAAGAATTTAATATTATAAAATTATTAAATATTGTTTCATTACTAGGTGAAATAAAATTTTTAATAGCTTTTAAGTCATTAGTTATATTAGTAATTAAAGTTTCAAAAGGAGGAGGTGTAGGTGTATTAGGATTAGTAGCATATTCTACTATATTATAAACAGTAGAAAAATATAAATTAAATACTATAATAAGAATCATAGAAATAACCAAGCGAATATGATATTTCTTATATTTCATATTTAATATTAATATAGTAAAAGATAAAAATTGATTTATAATAATTGTTATTATTATAAATATAAAATGATTTCTGAAATAGGGGATCCAATTACTATTATTAATGGTTTAACTATTAAAAAAGTAGATCTTCAAACTATTTCTAGAAATACAAATAATCATGTTCAAGCATGTCCTTATACAGATCATTTTGAAGAAACACGTGAAGAATGGAAACGTATTCGTGAATATAGATCGAAGCCATGTCCATCTGATTTTCCAGAAAAACTAAAACCATATTGGAAAGGTCATTTGGAATTTAGTTATACACCTTGTCAATCGGGTTGGATGTATTTAGCAGAACAAAAGAGAGTAAAAGCTACTAAATGCCTTTAAAGTTATTATGATATGATAGATTTTGTGTTAAATTATTATTATTTGACGCACTATGTAATACCTCATCATGATATTTTGAAATACCATCTTTAATATTAGTAGACATCTTGTCATTATTATTATTATTTGATTCACTATGTAATACCTTATCATGATATTTTGAAATACCATCTTTAATATTAGTAGACATCTTGTATTTATAATTATTAATTTGATTATTAATCGTATTAAAAGTATTTTTAATATCTGAACTATTTTCTTTGTACCAGTTATAATAATTTAAACTAGAATCATTAAACTGTGATACAAAAGTAGATTTAATAATATCAAATTCATCAAGTATTTGTGGTAGAATAGTAAATGATTCGCGGTTTTTTACAATATTTTCTTTAACTTTATTAATATCACTAGTAATAAGTTGATTAAGCTCATTAATATTTATATTATTAAAATGTTCAATAGTATTATAAAAAGTAGAAAAATATAGATTAAATAGTATAATAAAAATCATAAAAATAAAATATGTGAAAGTAAATTTTAATTTTTTCATAATTACTTATAATATAGATATATATATAAATAATGGGAACACGTAAAAAATATAAAATAAATGAAAAATCAGAAATAATAAAAAATACATTATTTACTTTTTATAAAAATTTGTCACAAGCAAAACAAGAAAAAGTAAATATAGAAGAAAAAAATTTAGATATGATATTAATGCCAATAGATGGTGACAAATATATAACAGAAAATATAAAAAAAGAAGTATATAAATTTAAATATAATGGATTATTTGAATTTACTGTAAATAATAGAAAAATAAAATTATATATTTCAGATTATGAAAAAAAAAATTATAAAAAATTAATAGAAAAAATTAAGAATATATTATTTTTTGTCACTAACTATATTGATGAAGGCTGTATTAAAATTATAAATTTACATTTATATTTAACAAATCAAAAAAAAGAATTACCTAGTGATCAAAGTATAAAAGAGAAAAATATAAATACAGCATTTACATATACAAAAGGTGATGAATGTATAGATAATAATCATATATATATTTATAGAAAAGAAGAAGTAATACGAGCATTAATACATGAGTTAATGCATGCTTTTAATATAGAGAAAAAGTTTAGAACAGATATAAGATATAATGATGAATTAAATAAATTATTTAATATAGAAAACGGTAATTTACTATTAGAAGAAATGTTAGCAGAAACATATGCTAGTATATTGAATTTAGTATTTTCAGAAAAAATATCAACAACCAATAAGGAATCATTTATAAGGAGTTATATGAAGTTATATTATATTGAACGAGACTATTTACTATTTCAGTGTGTAAAGTTATTAAAACTGTTTAAAATAAAGTATGAAGATTTATTAAAGGTGGGTGGTATAGAAAAAATAAATTTAAAAACAGATACTAATGTGTTTTCATATATATTTTTAAAGACAATGTTATTTATAGATTTAGAAAAGATTTTTGAAGTATGTTATGGTGACAAAAAATTAATAGGGTGTGGAAAAACAGAGAAATTTTATGAAATAATAAAATATAAATATAGGTCTGAAGAGTTTATGCGTTATTTAAAATATGGTGAAAAGTTATATAAAAGGGAAAAAAATAAAACAAGAAAAAAAACATTGAGATTAACAATAGTTGAATAATAATATATTTTAATATAATATATGGTATCAAGAAAGTTAAATAGAAAATTAAAAAGAAAGCAAACAAAAGTAAAAAGAGCAATAAATAAGAAGAAGCAAACATTCAAGATAAGTAAAAACTTTAGAGTTAAAAGAAGATCAAAAAAAAATCTTAAAATAAGAAGGATACAGAAAAATCAATTAATTGGGGGTAATCTAAGAGACGACCTCGGAGACGTAGATCAAGATGTCACCGGCCGCGCACGCGAGCTCGAGGCCCAACGGCTCGTGGGCGACAACGCGGCCGCTCAGAGAAAAACAAAGAACTCTCGGAAGAGGCGACAAACAATTACTGTACATAACGGCGATGATGAACAAATTGTGGATGCTGCTGGCTACAATTTTGCGTACGTGCAGGGGCAGCTGTCGAGAGACGAGATCATCGAGTTGGTATCTGCTAACCGTGATAATACGTTACTTCAATATATAGGAGCAATCTTCTCTAAAGAGGATATGACCAACTACAAGCACGCGAACACGGACGAAGAGTCCAAGAAGCGAGTGCTCGCTATTCCAAGTTACTTCGCCATGCAGACAATGAGAGTGAATACTGTTATAAGTATAATTGAAGAAAAATATAACCTGTATAAAAGATCACAAACCATGCACGGGTATGAATTCATCCCGCGTGACCCGCGCACGGATGAAGGAATAAGTGGCGTCGCGGATGTCCTCGGCCTTCCAATGATTGATCTTGGAGACCAGTCCATCGTAGAAATACTGGTAAAAAATGAAGATCTGATGAACAGACGGGACGTACGCTATAACGTGATAAACTTGGCTAATGAGCTAAGGGGTAACACATACCTAAACACAGTGTTAGAAAGAATTATTGGTATCAAACAGGACGAGTACGCCGTCACTCATGCCCTCCAGGGAGTAGAAGAGGCAGCTGAAATATTAGAAAAATACAAGCAGTTAGCTGAGAAAGCACGTGTCAAACTCATAATCGCCGCGCTAGAAATCTTAATTATTATGAAAACGTGCGACAAGCTGCCAGTGTTAATTGAACTCATAAAGACTTTGATACATCAAACACTACTACAGATGAGGCATTATCCCATCCCGACCAACGAGAAAGACCCGATTTACTATATTATGTACTATATGGTAGGCGTCGCGCGATACGACAACCAATCTTCCGATTGGAAGAAGGCATACGAGAATATCTTCGAGCAGGACGAGGACCAGTACTATAAGATTGCGCACGACACTCGCGTACGCGCCAAGGAGGACGAGATCATAAAACAGTACTACCCTTACGCAGAAAAGATGAGGAAAGTGCTGAAGGAGTTGTACAAAATACTCTCGCCAGACTCTGACTTAGGTACTGACTTAGGTACTGACTTAGTTGAAAACTCATATGAGTTGCCATATGAGGAGTCATATAAGGAAATTGAAGATACAGAAAAAAAAATAAATGAAATTATAGATATACTAGACACATATGAAATTAAACCTGATAAAATTAAAAAATGCTTTAAAATTATAGGAATAAATGATATAATAAATAATCATTTACTTGAAATATATCAAAAGAAAAAGAATGAAAAAACTATACGTGTGATAATTAGATTAATTAACAAATCTATAGCTGTCGCAGAAGCCGCCCGCCGCGACGACGAGATGTTAAGATCTGGTGGAAAAAGAAAGCGTCGTCGTACTCGTCGTAAAAAAATAAAACAAGAAAAAAAACATTAAGATTAACTATAGTTGAATAATAAAATATTATAATATAATATATGGCATCAAGAAAATTAAATAGAAGAAGAAATAAAAGAAATACTAGACAAAAAAAAGGTAAAAAACAAACATCAAAACTAATAAAATGTAAAAGATGTAATAAATCTAAAAGAATATCAAGAAAAAATTTTAAGAAATTAAGAAATGCTGGAATGAATATGAATGATATTTATACATATTTCTGTTGTGGGGTAGATCAAGATGCTAGATCTAGTGATGATAATAGTGTTAAAAGGAGTGAAGGTAAAAACATAGCAGTCCCAGTGCCATACATATATGAAGGTCCAATAAACAAACTATCTCCCAAAACGGTGCAAGCTTACCAAGAGAGATTGCGGGCAAAGGAAGCTTTATTAAATAAATCAAATATGAGTACAGGAGCAAATAATGGTATTTTAGCTTATAGGAGACGAGCACTTACTCGTAGTCTAGTTGAAATTAATAGAGAAAAAGAAGCAAGAGCAAAAGCAAGAGAAGAAGCAGAAGCAAAAGCAGAAGCAGAAGCAGAAGCAAAAGCAGAAGCAGAAGAAAGAGCAACAGCAATACAATTAGAAAAAGAAAGAGCAACACCAAGACAATTAGAAGAAGCGAGTAAACCTAAAAATAAAACTAGAAAAGGGATTTTTAGATTTAAAAGGTTAGGCTAAAAAAGACGTTTTAGTTTTATAAATAAATTATAGTAATTAATATTATCTATATAAAATATATAGATAATATGGGTACACGTAAAATAAATAGAAAAAAAAATATTACACAAAGAAAAAAATATAAAAAAAGAGGTAATAAATTATTGAATACACAGAAAAAAATAAGAAAACAAAGTAAAAATAAAAAGCCAGTAAAGAAAAAACAAACATTTAAAATAATAAAATGTCCAAAATGTAAAGGAGTAAAACAATTAAAAATATCTAAAAAAAAAATAGATAAGTTAAGAAATGCTGGAATGTTAACAGATGATATCTATAAAACATTAACTGGTTATTTTTGTTGTGGTGACGTATTTGGTACATCAAGTGAGAAATATGATGAACGTGATTTACATAGAGGTAAACCAAGAAGAATCCAAGATAATATAGATATAAGAAGATCATTACAAAGAAGTTCTCAAGAATCTAATAATAGTAGTAGAAGTGGTTATCTAACAGCAAATGATGGCTCATATTCTTCACATAGTTCTTTACCTAGTGCTCCAGGATTAATTAAAGAAGAGCCATCTTATATATTAGTAGATGAGTTACCTAATAGAGAAAAACAGCAATTTAAATATACCGAACCAACAGAATATACAAGACCAATAGAGAG